TTTCTTGATCTTGGTATTTACAAACCAAAGTTAAAATGCCCTGGAACATTCTTTTGATGCCTTCACTAAAGTTTCTTGCGTATAACTCAATTCTTTGAGTCGAAGCATTCATCATCACATTGGCACTCGTTGCTGTGGTGTGTGACTTGTTAATGACATCAGAGTCTAGTCCCATTTGTACTTTGGAAACACCTGATCTGCCTTCTCGTATTTGATCGACTTTCTCAATCATTGCTAAACCTTCTTGCATGAAGTTAGGTGAAGCTAGGGGTGTGACAGCATTGGGTGATTTCACTCTCACGATACCCCCAGCTCTTGAAGTAAGGAGATCGTCTATGTTTGCTTGACCATCTACAACTACAGTTCTTGCGTTATTTTGTAGATAGGCATTATTAAGAGTTTGCCTTAGTAGGGTAGTCTTAATCTCTTGAACATCGCCAATTAAATCGTATATGGATAATCCATAGAACCGATGAGGCATAGGGAGAGCAGTAACAGTAGCAAAAGGTATCTGTTCAATGGGTTCATTTTCTAATATGTGATATGCGTTAGGGCCTGAGCCACCAACTACGATGTGTCTTAGTTCTGCTATTCCATCATTGTCGTAATCGCATTTCATGTAGCAATCGACAATTGAAACTCTTGTCAGTAAAGGATCAATGTTTTGATATTCTTGAGGCATCGTCTCATCGTCATACGATCTTCTCGTAACAGCCTCTGTGTTATAAATTTCTTCATCAGCTACAGGCAGCTCATTGACAATCTTCTTGTCAAAGCCCATGCTAATTAATTCTGATCTTGTCTTAAAAACTCTCTGTCCGATAAAGTTACAATCTTCTAATGAAGTCGCTGTTTTACTAACAAGCATACTTTCAGGGGGTACACTCTCAATAACAACACGACCATAATCCTTTACTCTTTTGACTGTCACATTGTATGTGACTTCCATCATATCCATATTATCAACATCAAGTTCTGATGCAGAGTCATCGACTTCAACAACTTCTACTTCAGGATCTGCTAATAATGCCTGGTACTCAGCAACAGTTAAGTTTTCATAAGACTCTTGCTTTTGTTCTTTGTCTTTCTTCCAATAGTATTTGACAAAACCATTTTTAGAAATCAAAGCATCTTTGAACATGGTGTGTAAGATAGAATAACCATTGTTATCTTTCATAAAGATATGGTTAATGTAATCAGATGCTTGATCTGCGTAAGCTACATCTTCAGGGCCTTGAGGTTCAAATCGAACTATACTCTCACCTTGAGTAAAGATACGCATCATCGAAGGGAGAATACTCTCGACTACTTCTAATACATCTTGGGATCTTACTTGAGATTGACCTTCTACTTCATTGCCCAGGGGTTCACCTAAATAGAACTTTAACGCATTGCGTCTTTGTTCTGATAACTGACCACCATAAAAGCCTAAAGAGTTTGTAATCTCTTGTCCTATAAGTGATTTTAATCTGTCTTTTGTTAATTTCATACTATTCCTAATCGTGGATATTCAATCCTTGATGACCAATTTTTAGTCTCTTGTAATCCTGTGCATACATATCGAAATGAGTCTGCTGCATGAGAAGTCCAGTCGTGTAAAGGTCTGTTCTTTGTTTCGCCTTTATCGGTGACTGCCCATCGATATTGTCTTAATGCGTCTAGTCCATCTTTGGTTTTTTCATAATCAAACCAACATCGCCCTAGTGTCATTCTGGTAGCATTAATACCATCTTCAATCGACATTTTCGGTACAATGCTTGTCACTAATCCTAGTGATTGAGCTATTTCTAATCTTGATTTACCAGTTCCTATCTCACGAACATTCGCATCATGGGGTAGGTAATGGGTATCGTATATATATCCTCTTTCATCAAGAACCGAGGCATAATACTCTAAACTTTCGCCACTATCTTCAAAGTAGTCTATAAGATGGATTGCAGAGCCTTTTTGCTGCACAAACCATATCGCAGTCTTATCTCGCATCCCTAGATCCCAATAAGTATCGACTTTGACAGTAGAGTCATAAGGAACTTTGGTAATACGACCTTCGTTGTCTGCTTTCGCTAATGATTGTGAGTAAATAGCTCCGATTGCAGAACTCTCAAAACTACATTCATATTCTGCCTCGTATATCTCAGGAGGCATTAGTTTTTTTGCTTCTGCTAGTTCTTCTTCATCAACAATCTTTGTTTCACTAGCTTTAAAACTTTGTGCGTACCAATTCTCATCGTGAAGTCCATGATTATAGAGTTCAAAGAAGGAATTATGTCCTTGGGGTGTTCCAATCGCCACCATAAAGCCTTTACGATCAGATAATGCTGGTCTAATGACTTCAGTCCACATTTTGGGAGGCATTTGTGCTACCTCATCCAAAACCACACCATCCATATACAATCCTTTAAGGGTTTGTGGTCTTTCACAACCCAGTAATTGTATTCTTCCACCATTAGGAAGATCAGCTCGTAGTTCTGTTTCGTGATATTCCATCTTCGGTAGAACCGAGGTGTAATATTTTAAATAATCCCAGGCTATTCTTTTAGCCATACTGTAAGTAGGAGCTATATAATAATAGCGAGGTCTAGGAAGTTTGTTTTGTAAACACTTCTTAATGATCTCATTGACTGTTAAAACAGTTTTTCCAAATCTACGATGACAAACCAGGACATTGAACCTTTTGAGGTTCTTATGTATCTCTTTCTGTAATGGTCTAGGCTTGTAGGGAATAGTTATTTTCATTCATTCTCTTTCTTATCCCCCTTGTAAATATCTTGTATCCTAGAAACTGTGCTATCGGTGACGACTCCACGACCTGAGTTCGGTTTGATGGGTGTCTTTTCGTTCATGTGTTTGACCATTAAGGCAAAGACATCAATTGATTTATTTTTTTTCTGTTTTTTCATTTGAATAATGATCTCCACACAAGAAATAATACTGTCTGTATGCGTCTTTGGCTTGAATACCAAATGTTCCCCAAGCATCGCAGTATAAACAGACTCGGTGCTGCATTTCTTTCTTTCTATCCCAGTTTAGGATAGTAAATTCGCTATATAATTTGCCCTCAGGCACATCTTTTTTGTTCAAAGTAAAATCAATCATGCTATAAATCAGATATGCTGATGTAGTTCAGTGGTAGAACGCTGTCTTGGTAAGACAGAAGTCGGATGTTCGATTCATCTCATCAGCACCAGAGCTTTAGTGAATTTTGTTGTGGGTTGAAATCACTTCCTATTGCAATGACTACGACTCGATGGGGGTGGTCAGAAATAATTTATGGCTCAAAATCTAGTAAAATCCTGGAAAATACAGAGCAAACCACATTTAATGATGTGCTAAGCTATGTTTATCAATGATTTTGCAGTTATATGTACAGATAATGACCAATAAACATTAATTTTTTTGCCATTTACGAACAAAATACGAACAAAATTTTCTTACGAGGACTTCTGTGCAACAATAGAGCTTTTTGCTAATACCATTAACAAACTCAACACTTTCCTTCCCTCTATCAATCAATCCAAACACTATTTTGTCTACTAAACACACTAATTTATAGCATAAAATAGACAAATACATCTCTATTTACCTATATGTTTTGAACTAATGCTACTACTACAATGACTGCAACAACACAAACAATGATCTTACCTCTCTTGTTTAGATTGTTCCATTTGTCTTTCATAAATTCCATTGTGTCCTCCTACTTATCCCATTTAATAGAAAAGGATTGATCTTTCATGTTTCCTATTTCCATTTGAGTTCTATCGCCATACTTCCTCGCAGCGAGTTTACTTGCCATCCATTGTTTATGTTTAATGAATGTATCGATAGCTTTCACATTAGCCATATCCATCTTAGAGTTTGCTGACTTCTTCACTGCATCTTTAGCTACTTGGTCTACATCTGCCATTGAGTATTCAATACCATCTTCTTTAGCCTGGTTATAACTTTCTCTCAGACCAGTTTTCTTATTCAACCATTGTCTCCATATCTCCCAGGATATATTTACTGTCTTTAATGCTTCTCTAATAGACTTACCGACTGCAAGTTCTTGTAACACTGTATCTACTAGTTCTTTTGAATATTTTGTATGTGCTGCCATGTTTTTTAATGTATTGTTGTATTTATAGGATCAAGTCCTAATTCTTTAAAACTTTTATGTTCTTTAAATACCGAGACGAAATCTTTAGCTTGTTCTTTACTATCAAAGTCTGCGAACCTGATAAGGACTATTGGATTACCATTATCATCTGCTAAGAATATAGTCGTAGTCAGATTTGAGTCGTCTAATCCTAATGTAGAGTGCGTTGTATATTCTGTCGGTATCAGACTTTTTTGTTTTTTTAATTTTGCCATGAAGTTTCAATATGTAATTAGGTTCAAGTTTTAAGTATCCACAAATAGTTTTAAAATCCTCTGAACCTAACCATTCTTTTGCTTCTTTAATGACTTTCCATTCTGATATATCAAAGTTTGGATGTGTAAGGCCCAGGCTATCGCATAAACCTCGAACCAATATGTTAAGCCAGAGTTCTTC